ACCATGAGATCAAATGTTAATTGCTGTGGTCTTTGTTTCCATCCGTACCATTTACTCTCCTTACCAACATCATAAGGTGGTACTTTGTTTCTACACTTATACTGGTCAACAGTTACATCAAATATTGTATCTCCATCCTGTAACCACCAATGCTTTTCTTCTCTCCAATCAACTCCACTATAAGGTTTCAACTTATCTGTATCCATCATGAAATATAGTGCCTGTGTTGAATGATAACAATGTCCATAAAATCTGTATTTGATAACATCCTCAGGATATTTCAATTTTTTCTGTGATAATAAGTCAGGTGTAAGATAACACTCAATCTTTTTCATCACATCCTGTATGTACTCATAAGGAAATGGATCGAACTCAAGTGTTCTGGTGGCTATGATCGTATCGCCATCATACTTATGTCTTTCAACTTTTTTCATAAAACTTCTCTAAGGGATTATGGTATGGTTGTAGTCTATCTTGTATTAGTTTACCATACTCTTCATGTAATTCGCAACCTATGTAGTCTCTTCCTAACTGTTTAGATACCATAGCAGTAGTTCCTGATCCCATAAATGGATCGAGGATTATATCTCCTCTCTCACTACCAGCCTTGATACAGGGTTCAATCAAATCAGGTGGGAATACAGCAAAATGGGCATCTTTGTATGGTTTCTTAGTTATATCCCATACTGATCTCTTTCTTCTTGTAGGTTCTTTGATAGCATCTACATCAAAGTAATAGTTCTGACTCTTACTCAATAAGAATATGTATTCATGTGATTTAGTACATCTATCTCTTACACTTTCGGGCATGGGATTAGGTTTATTCCAGATAATATCTTGTCTTAAGTACCAACCATCAGCCCTCAGGGCAAAGGCAAGAAGCCAAGGAATACCAATCAAGTCCTTCTCTTTCAACCCTTCTAATTTATTACCTCTCCTAGCACATTTACTAGGTAGGTCTTGATCATTCTTTGCTAGTGTTTGTTTAGAAAGTGCTTGACCTTTACCAGGTCTATAGTTATAATAACTATCCCCTATGTTTAACCATACAGTACCATCATCAGTTAGACAATCTCTAACCAATCTGAATACCTTGACCATTTCATCAACATATTCCTCAGGTGTTTGTTCATGTCCGATTTGATTCTCCTCATCCCCATAGTTCCTGAGTCCATAGTAAGGTGGGGATGTAACACAACATCTTGCCTTCTCATCAAATTGTGTGAGTGTATCTCTACAATCTCCAAATAATATTAAATCTCTCATGTTATCCAATCAGGTTTTCTCTCTGGTTTTCTAAGATAGTTGTCCTTGACCCATGGCTTAGCATTGATATATCTTTTGTACTTGGTAAAGGTATCAATACTATTATCATACTTGAACTCATCAAACCCTGCAAATACAAATGATACTGGGGCTGGGCAAGATGGAAACGTCATATCAGCATACTCAATAGTATATTGACAAGTATGAACTTTGTTATATCTGTATGTGTACTCTGAACATAGAGCAAGACCATGTTCTATTAACCAATAGAAGTTAGTCTGAGCCCATATAGTACAGGGATGATTACGAAATGCACCTCTCTCTGTTTTGTAGAAACCACCACCCTTCTTTGGTAACTTACCAAATCCATGACCCCATTTATCAGACGCAACAATAGAAAGCATTTGACAAGTTTCTAAGGGCATCTTGACGATATGCTTATCAGGTAGCACCTGTGCAGATTTATAGGGAGATGGGTCAGTTACAAAAATATTCATTACCAAGTTTTAGCATGAGTATTTACTTCTACTGGTGTATCAGTTTCAACATGATTATGTTCTATATTCTCAATGTTGATATGTTCTAAAGCATTTGCAATTCTTTCAAGAGCATTTGCAATACGTGAAAAATCAAGGTCATTCATAATGTTTATCCATATGTACTTACATTATAATGTTTCCTTACTGGTTTAGCAAGGGGTTTCTCTTTTGCCTTCATGTATATTTTCAATAGCAATTCACTATTCATTTGTTATCCCACTCATTAAGTATCCATGAACTACTGTTCATCTTATTAAGACCACCAACAGCCCATCGAAAGATCACGTTAGGATTATCTTTGAACTTCTCATACTCTGGTACATTCTCATTGTGTCTGTCTCCACCATTTGCAAAGATAACCTTATCATATATTTCTAATAGTTGTTCAATAGCACAATTACTGGTTCCATTGCTATCATCATATTCAATCACAACATCAACCATCTTTAATTCTCTGACGATTGCTATTCTCTCCCTCAAAGGCATAAATGGTTTACCTTTCTTGTTTGATAACCATTGATCGGAATTGAGTCCTACAGCGAGTGGACTCAATGGTGCGATTGCTTTTGCTGATTTAAAGTAGGCAATATGTCCACTATGTAATGGATCAAAACCACCTGTAACTAATACTATTGATGAAGTCATTTTCTTACTGTTGAAATAGCAGGCTCTCCTTTGTTGAATATTGTATCAACAACATTCTGTACCTTCTTTGCAGTTGAGATACCTACATTTGAATAAACTGGTACGCATACAAGACCAAACACTTTGTCTGCATTGCCCTTACGGATTACACGACCTATTGTTTGAGAGATACCTATGTAATCCATAGATCTCATGAACAAGACCGCTTCAAGACCATTTACGTTGATACCTTCAGATAATATGCTATGATGTAACACAACAAATTTCTTCTCAGGATCTCTTCCCCACTCATTAAGAGTATCAAAGAAAGTCTCTCTATCGACCTTCTCTCCGTCTATTATAGCACCTGTTTTAGATGTTATGGTCATCCATGAGTAATTCGCCCATGCAAGTTGCTGAGTGAATGGTGTGTGATAGAGTAGATTGATAATCTGTGCGGTTGACTTAGCACATATCAATACCTTATCTTTTTTAAGGTTATCAATAGCACCTATCATCTGTTCACAATCACGATCAGCAACCAACTCATCTTTTTTCAAAATCCTAGACTGGTATATCTCCACCTTTGGTGGTAGTATGTAACCCTCTCTGACTAACTTTGGAGCAGGTACATTGCAGATTACCTCTCCATATACCTTAGAGTCATTCATACCAGCCCTAGCAGATGTGAGACTATGCTTAGGGGTTGCAGTAAAGAAGTAAGCACGTGTGAATATACTTGTTGCGAGTTCCTTTGTAGGCACGAAGAAGTTTCTCTGTGTGCTATTGTGTGCTTCATCAAAATATACTGTATCAATCGTGATGTTGCTTTCAACTATTCTATGTAAAGAATGATATGTTGTGAATATTAACTGATTTCTACCATTGTTAGCATTATGGAAGTTGAACTCACGAATCTCATCTACCTTAGTAGTGCTGAAATGATGTGTCTCTCCACTATGCACGTGCATCACATCCACTGTGGGATCTGTGATGAACTCTAGGAACTCTGCACTTAACTGATTTGCTAGTAGGATACGAGGTGCAACGACCACTATGGTATGCTGAGGGAACTTTGAGAACTCTCTCATTGCATCATGTATCATACAGATAGTCTTACCACCACCTGTAGGTACAATGATCTGTCCCTTATCATGCTTCTCCATTGAATCGAGGGCATCCTGTTGGTGTGGTCTTAATTGCATCAAATTCTCATAACGTACACTTATTATAACACAAAAAAACCCTCTGGTCGAGGGTATGTGACGCTTTTGTAACTGGTTTCCCGTTATGACGTTAGAGCTTCCCGTACAAACCATACAAAGGTATGTATAAGTTTCTCATTTTTCAGTCTCTAAAAGTCTCATCCAGTTTATTGCGTGTTGTTTATGTGGATTATTATTTGCCCATATAAAAAATGTGAGAGTCATGCGGCCGCTCTCCTTATCCTTACTGTCTCCGAATAAGTCTTCGGGTGCGTGGTAATAGTGAGAGGGATATGCAACTACTCTATTGAATACATTATCAACTGTGACTATTTCATTCTCTGTACCATCTATCAGACAGGTTCCAGTTTTCTTGGGAGGCTCTGGATGTAAATATACAATCCCTGCATAATCACTCGTATCTGTGTGCCATTTATGATTAGGAAAATCACAAGTCAACTTAGTGTCCTCGTAGGAAATATGGAAGTATGGTGTACATATAAAATCTTCTTCTTTTATTAAATATGATCTCTTCATTACATCCCATATACCCTCATTGATTGCTTTAGGGGCTGGAGTTCTCCATCCTTTCCATCCACACTCATATTCTGGGTCTTCTGAGTGTCTATAATCATTATAACTGAGTGCTAATTCACGGACTAGCTCGGGATGAGAGAAAAAGTTATCACCTATGAGTATATCTTGCATAATTAATTTTTCTTACTTTTTAAACCTGGAAAATTTCTTTTCTCTTTATCTATACAACTCATAAAACTCGTAATAGCGTATCTACCGAACCCATCATAATAATCTGAATTTTCGATAGTTACCTTTCTTACTCCATGTTTTACCCAGCCAGGAAATATTATAGTCATATTATTCTCGCACGTCAAGGCATCCATGTCGATATAGTCAGGAAAATACAATTCGCCACCTGTGAACTTCTTAGGTTCTTTATAGAAATAACTAAATGCTAAAAACATAACTGACTTATCTTTATGTGCTTCATATCCTTCGCCATCATGATAATATCGTACCTTAGTAGAATCATTATTAACCTCAGGTGCAATACTACAAGAACCATGACATTGAGCAAATACATCCAATACTCCAGAGGTAAATATCTTTCTATTAACTGTTAATATATTTGATAGATTTCTATATGCGTCTGGATATACGTCATCTAACATTAAAGCCTTAGAATCAGTCTTACCCACTATCCCACCAAACTTATCAGCAGTTACTAATTTTCCTGGCCTTGTGTAAAAATTTAGTTCTTCCCATATCAACTCCAACTCTTCATCATCATAGAAATCATGAAGAACTATATGTGGGAAAGGATCGGTGTAGGCATCGCAGTGTAGGTTTTGCATTACTAGATAGATATGATATAATTAATAGTATGAGAAATATTTTTAAGGAATCCAAATATCACTTAGAAGTAGAAACTGGATGGACTTACTGGTATCATCTTAAACACTCTATACATAATTCTCGTAGGTTAATTGCAATCTCATTTAAGAGTATTGTTCATGGGTTACTACCATTTATATGGAAAGCAGATGCTCCCAAAGATGTAATCCGATTATACCATGAGATTATGAGAATAGAACATATAAGAAAAATGGATAAACTAAGTGAACTCCCAAAAAATGAACGATACACAGGCAACACTACTAACGATACTGAATAGTTATGGCGATATTGTCGAACTTGACTGGGATTTTGATGTCGATAATATTATAACACAACTATCTAGTAACGACAACTGGATCAACGGAAGCAATAATAAAAAAGGATTATCTTTAACTGGATCAAATACTCTTGATCTTAAAGTGAAAGATGCTAAAGAGGGAGAATATAATGATAATTTAAAATCATGTCCATCTTTAGTAGAATTTTTTGATAAGTGGAATAGTCTAGCAAAATGTCTTGCAGTTAAAATGGATACAGGTTCTTTCTTCAGACCACATAGGGATGCTTATAAGACAACACAACAAATGAGAATCTTTATACCATTGAATAAAACTGAAATACATGAGTGGGCCTTCATATATGATAAACAACTCACACAATTTAAAGCAGGGAAACCATATCTTTTGAATACAAAGAAACAACATGGGTCATTTGCCTTTGTTGATGATATATACCATATACTCATGGGTGTGTATATCAATCCTAATAACTTTAGGGTTGTAACTGACCTATTACCTAATTGTGTTGATCACGGATGAAAATTTGTATTGTTGGTGGTGGAATATCTGGTTGGTGGTGTGCAGCATACATGGAAAAGTTTCTTGATGCAGAGATAACATTAATTGAAAGTGATGAGATACCTATTAGTGGTGTGGGAGAGGGAACTCTACCACAGGTTGGCCTCTTCTTCCAACAATTAGGAATACCAGAGAAAGAGTGGATGAATGGATGCAATGCTATCCACAAGTATGGTAATATGAAATACGACTGGGATAAGATTGGTTCAAAACCATTTCAAATGACCTTCTGGCAAAATGATCCTAAAAATAGATTTGATGATTGGTATAAAGAATTTGAGTTAGGTAATAAAGATAGAGAAGACCATGATGAGTTGTACGATAAAAATAGTTGGAGTTCAATCGCTTATCATTTAGATGCTAATTTAGCTAATGAAGTCGTAAAGAAATATTGTAAGAATGTAAATCATATAATTGATACACTCACAGAATTACCAGAGGGTTATGATTTATATGTTGATGCAACTGGTTTCCGTAGGCAATTCACAAAGGATAAAACAGAAGTTACATGGAAACATCATCTAGTAGATAGCACTTGGGTAAGACCATTAGAACATGAAGATGAGATATATCCTTACACAAGAACTTTTGCTCGACCTGATGGTTGGCAGTTCATGGTGGATCTACAAAATAGAACTGGAACTGGATATGTCTTCAGTAGTCAACATATAAGTGACGAGGAAGCATTAGAAAAATTTGAGTCATGGACTTCACATCGTAAACCATTTAATAATATCAAACCTAGATTAATTAAATGGAAACCTAACGTACTTAAAAGGCCTTGGTCTGATGATGTTGTTACTATTGGTTTAGGTCAAGGATTCATAGATCCACTTGAAGCAAATGGTTTATATCTAGTAGTCTATAGTATAACTCTCTTGGTGAAATGTATTTTAAAAGGTTCATCACCCGAAGCATATAATAAAACTATGATGAAAGTACAAAAAGATAATTCTGATTATATCTTACACCACTATATGCTTAGTCAAAGAGATGATACTGAATTTTGGAGATACTATAAAAACTTTGACTGTTCCAAGACTGTATGGGAACACTACAATAAAAAGTCAAACAAATATACAAATCTATACCCCGATGCTATCTGGGCTCAATTAGCACTCTACTTTGATATTCCTAAACACTAACCTCAGTAAACAATCCTAAAGCACCACCATTCAAATTAATCTCGTAGGTTCTATCAGGAGATAGATCAGCATAATCAAATCTTTCTAATTGTTTCCCATTTACAATAGGGTTACCATCAAAACAAATTAAATGTGATTCTTTCTGTACCATTACTGTTGGTTCTGTTACTAATCTACCATCCCATTTTTCTTTCCTATGTAAAGCACTAAATCCTATCATATAGAAATCATCTTGAATGTCCATCATTACTGTTGGGAAAAGATGTTGCATAGAAAAGAAATCTTTACTCTTTACCTCAAAGTATTCTTCTTTAAATGGTACTCCAACTTTTGCCCTACCATGTACCACATAATGATATGCACCTAAACATTCAACATCCCTCTCTACACCAATCCAGTTAGGATCAGCTTTTATTGCACATACTGAGAACTTATCTAACTTTTTAAAAAAATGTTTATATCTAGGGATAGTCATAATTCAACCTTCCTCATTTTAATTGCTTCTCTACTTTGTTTATAAGTCTCGCATGAGATAACTTTACCTATTAAGTCTTCTATATTAAATTTACCTTTAGGAGTTTCTGGTATATTCTCAAACAATAACTCTTCAGAATCTTCATGTCTTTCAATCCATTTCTCTCCAGCCTTTCTCATGATAGTCTGAGTAAATGTTTCTATATCATACAAATCTAGTGCATCATCATTCAGATCAAGACTAACAGGTCTATAGTCATCAATATTCTTAGGTGCGTGTAATCTACAGAATCTAATAGTAATCTGATTAGTTTCTGGTTTGTATTCTGATATTTTAAAAATTGACTTCATCTTTATCAAAGAAAAATACTTGGTTCTTACGATATTCCTTACCAAAATATGTATCATTACATATATTCATTCCATGTGGAATTATACCATCAAATAATACCATACGATTATACCTTGCACCAAGTGTTTCTAATACTTTATAGTTTTCCTTCGGTCTCCAAGGCTCACGATGTTCGACAGTATCACCATCTACACCTAAGTCTTCGTACAAACAAGTACCACACTCATCACTAAAATATACTATACCATTATATCCAGTATCAGAGTGTGGCCACCAAACACAATTCTCGTAGTCATTAAAACTATCTTTGGTAAAGCGAGTCATATTAGTATTAACATCACACCTAAAATATTTCTGTCCACACAACTCACTCAAATAATTATATACTTCTCGTAGTCTCTCATCATACTCAGAGAATCTTCTATCTTCAAAATACACACCATTATTGGTTCCTTCTTCATTTATTTTCCATAGTGGGGGATTTCTATTAAAAAGATAATCCTCAACTTCTTCTGGATTCTCGTAGAAATTATCTATTATAAAGATAGGTCTTTTGGATTGGCAGTTGCATACTTTTATTTCTTCATTTAATTCAAACACTAATAAACCTTCCAGTATCTAGGATGTATATATCCCTGAGAATAATCTAAAATATCAGGATTATATACTAATGTAACATCACCAACAATAGCCAATCTTTCACCTTCAAAATTATCATCTATTGAGTGTGTACAATGCTTCAGTGTACTTGGAAACATAATTAAACTTCCCGCTACTGGTTCTATGAAGAATGTAGAAGAATTTACTAAATTAAAATTTTCAATACCATGTTTAAACTCACTGGTATTATTACCTCTAAACACACTATTAGTATTATCAGGAGTAAGAAACTTTAATACATGTGAATTTGGTGGTGTCTTTAAATAATATACAAAAGATATTTGACTTGCAGAATGATCATGCCAAACAATTTCATCCTCAGATTTTCTAGACCTAGATAACCAACTCTTGGTAATAACAATATTAAATATTTTTTTATATTCTAGTACCTCGTAGATATATTTTCTTACATTATAAGCAATCTCACCAAAGCAATCCCCTAGTTCTTCATCCAAATGTAGTAAAGGATTTCCAAAGTTTTCACTCGTAGTGGTATTATAAACATATCCATTTTCATGTATCTCAGGTGCATAATCATATTTTGGATATACTTTTTCAAAATCCTCAAGATATTTGTTATGTCCCTGCATTACATCAACAACTATCGTAGTTGGAAATACATTAAAAACTTGAGGCATTAATTCTCCTCAGGTGGTTGAATGATAGCCCATGTTGTAGCAAGATATTTTGTTCCTCCTATTGGTGGATTACCCCTATGAGTATGTGTAAATCCTGCAGGGAAAATTAAAACATCACCCTGTACTGCTTGTTCTCTTCTGTTCTGATATAGAAATTCTGTCTCACCACCCTCAAAGTCATCATTAAGATATACTTGTATCACAAAAGTTCTTGGTGTTGCACCTATAACACCATTTTCAAAATGCCAGTTATGAAATCCTCCACCCTGAGGGATTTTCTTTATCTTACAATCATAGCACAAGAATCTACTTGAACGAAGAATACTAACTTTCTCTAAGTACTCATCAACTGGTTTTTTAAGAAGTGGGAGTATTTCTTCTGCTACTCTCGTAGTTGCAGTCAAATCTATCTCATAATCCAAAGTTGCATTGAGAGTCATATGATCTTCCATGTGAAGATTTCTTTTATCATAAAACAATAGATTATTATTCTCTAAGTAATCTAAGTGTCTCATTATTTTTCTACATCTCTCTTTTGAGAAGACACCACTATATCTTCTAATTAATTCACTTTCAGTCGTCATAAAACATATTAAAAGTTATTTGTATTATATATCAGATCTCGTATAAATGCAAGTTATGAAACTCCTGTTGCGTTTGTAGCTCCATCAATTCTATTAGTATTGTTCATGGTTATAGATCCTAGACTAATTCCAGATGTTCTTCTGATGGCAGCACCATTACCACCACCTTGTCCACCGCTACTATCCTCTCCACCGCCACCTGCGTCAGCAGTGGTATCTCCTGTCCAACCTCCTTCACCACCGCCACCACCTTCGGCCTCACCACCATTATTACTTCCATTACCACCATTACCAGCAGCATCTATACTTCCAGCAGTACCATTTCCACCTAATGCACCACCATTACCTCTATCTCCTCTTGGGCCGCCAGGATATCCTTGACCTCCACCGCCACCGCCACCACTAGCGTATCGACGTGATCCTTTATCAGATTGGTGGCCACCGCCACCTCCTCCTCCACCGCCAAATCCACGATGAATTTGTCCACCAGATGCTATGTTTATAACTGTTCCACCACCATATTCAATACCTAAAGCACTGGTTCCTGTTTTTCCACTTTCACCAGTTCCTTGATTAGTTCTACCATCACCACCTTTACCACCTGCACCCCATATTCTTCCTTCTCCACCAACATCAATGACTAAATCAGTACCTGATTGCCATGCTCCAGTTCTTAAGGCAACTCTACTATTGTCACTATTATGTACAACTGATCCAATTAATTTATTTACATGAATAATAACCTTCTTACCACCCTGCCATCCAGTACTATTAACAGCAGGTTTAGATCTAAAACCACCAATAACTGTTACATTATTATTATTGTATTGAGTTCTTGCATTTTGTCTGGTAGTATTACCACCACTCCAGAAGTTAACTACAATATTTAATTGCTTACCATAAAAATCACTAAATTTTATCTCACCTGAAGAAGGAATACCAGTATCTAAAGGTCTATTTGATAATTCACCAATATTTTGCGAAACTCTATACGCACCAATATTTTTATTATTAGGTTCACCAAATTCATTTTTGATGTCGCTATATGAAATTGCTCCAGAACTTTGTAAGGCCATAGTTTATGCGGATGAATCATTTAATTGTCTCCACTCAGTACCATTATAAAACTGTAAATGGTCTGTAGTGATATTATAAATCAGGGCACCATCAGTGACTGCTGCACCAGCTAAGTTATTTCTTTGAGTGGTAGTAAGTTTTGGTAATATCATGAATCTTCTTGTGATGTCGTCACTAGCACATGAGAAGTCAACACCAGCTTTTGGGTTAGTTTCACCAACACCGATGAATGTACGGAACATTGCACCTCTACCAACAGCAAGTCCAGTTGCACCAGGTGCGACAGCACCTGAATAATCAATATCAGTTTTAATACCAAGATAACCATCATCTTTAAAGAAACTTACATTATCTCCATCTCCACCACCATCAGAGACAACTAAAGACCCTGCTGCAGCTCCAAAGAATAATTGGATTGGGTCACCAATAATCATAGTACCGCCAATACCTAAGTTTAGGTAACTAATAGTGGTAACACCTGTGACTGCTAATTGTGTACAACCAATAGATGTAACGTCAACAACACTTCCTGAATCCTTACCATAAAAATCTCCTATAAATGCAGGAGCAGATGCAACACCACTAACAACCCTCAACTCATTAGCAACTTCAAGATCAAAACCAACAAATGCACTACTTACAAATGTACCTATACCATTGACTTCCAGTTTCAGTTGTGGATTTGTAACTCCTATACCAAAATTACCTTCATAAGTAAGAGCCGCTAATCTAGTAGAACCATCACCATGCCAGTAGAAACTTCCTGTATTAAGTCCAACACCACTACCATCACAATAGAAGTTAACATTACCCTGATGAGTACCAGTACTATAGTTAATAAGATCTAGTGAACCTGGTTGACTATATGGTAACCCTGCACTTCTATTACCAAACTGAAGGACTCCATTGTTATTATCCTGTGCATTAGCATTTAATCCTAAGATTAATTTAGATGCTTGCTCAGGGCTTGTTACTTGTATAGTAGCTGCATCAGTTGTATTAACTCCAACTACGTGTAGTTCACCATTAGGTGATGTTGTACTAAGACCTATTGATTGAGAAACACTTAACCCTGCACCAACTAAAGAAAGTGCATCTAGTGTTCCAGAAGTTTTTACATTTGAATTACTATTCAGTGTAGTTGCAGTATCGGAATTACCAGTTACATTACCAATATGCTGACCATAGAATTTAGAAGATGTACCTGTGAATATACCTGCGGTTACAACACCTGTTGCTGCACCTAATTGTACAAATTCAGCTCGTAGTGTACCATTACCACTACTAAGAATAGTTGGATTAGGGAACTTAGTGTTATCTATTACTGGAAGTCTATCATTACTAATCGTACCACTTGCAAGATAACTTGCATTTAATTGTGTTAATTCAGTACCAATACCAACAAAAGAGTTTGCCTTTATTTGGCCAGTCATTGTTATTTGATTACCGAATCCTGAACTATCTCCTGTCTCTCCTATAAATCCAATACCTTCTACACCAGCGTCTGTTGGATTCTGTCCAATCATTAAGTCAAAAGCATTATCTGCCTCAGTTGTTCCAATACCAACCTTTAAGTGTGTAGCAATACCAGTTCTTGCACCACCACTATTTCTGGCCTGATGAACTATCCAACCATCGGTTGTAAAACCGACAATATCATCCATATACAAACCACTACCATAGAAATAATTAGCAGTTACAACACCAACATTAAGTACATTGGTGTTTCCCATTAACGCATTACCTGTAGGATTTGTGGTTCCTATACCAACATCACCATGGAATGTAGCAATTCCTGCAACACGTAAAGCACTAGTACTTGTTATTCCACTAACATCTGTCTGACCACGCAGAGCAGAAGTTCCATGGACATCTAGGAATCGTATTGGAATTGATGTTCCAATTCCAACCAAGCCACTAGCGTTGACTATGAAGTTATCACTATCAACCTGTACACCATTTCTGAAATTAAATGACTTATTATAATTTGCCATTGAGCCTAGATTTTATTGTTATTTATATTCCGTCTTCGGGTGGAATTACTTCCGACCATCCGACAGGGCCTTGATTAGGATTTCCAGTATCCTTCTTAGATTGGTTTTGCCTTTCCAATCTTTCTTCCATAAGTTGATTCTTTTCTTGTTCAATCTCATTAATTATTCCTACAGCAGACATAATATCTGGTGTAGCAGCAAGTCTTTCAACTTTTGCGTTGAGTTCTTTGATTGCTTCAATAAGAAGTGGAACTAATTTTTCATACCGAACTGCTTTCTTACCATTTTCTCTGGTAACAACGATTCCTGGTAGTCCAAGTGCTTCAATTTCTTGTGCAATTACACCAGTATCCTCACCTTCATGACCAGCATCATTTTCTTTCCAAGTAAATGTATTACCAGAAATTTGCATTACTTTTTCAAGAGGATCAGGAATAGTATTAACATTATCCTTTAATGATGCGTCAGAAGAATAGTATGCAGTGATATCACCATAAGCACGTATGTTTCCATTAGAAGTTTGATCACCAAAATTAACACCACCTGAGTAAGTCTGAATACGTACTGAGTTGTTATGGTTAATTGTTACGGCTCCATCAGTATCACAATCAATAGAAACCTTAGTTGGAGATGCACCAACATTTGTAATTTTTACATTACCATCACTTTGTAAGAATAGATTTCCTGTACCTTCCTCTTTAATTATAGAATTTGCTCCATCATGACCAATCCGCATATCAGGAGTTCCAGTACTTGCACCGAAACCAATCAAATTACCATCATAGAATACAGTACCTATTGAACCACCAGGCATTTCAACACCAGTTAGGTTAGTTCCATCTCCATAATATTCTGTAGCAGATACAATACCAGCAAAGTAACCACCTTCACCAACATGTAAACTCTTAGCAATACCAACACCACCATTTTCTACAATGATCGCACCAGTTACAGTTGAGATTGCAACATTTTCACCAGCAACAAAAAGATTACTACCAATACCTACACCACCAGAAACTACAAGAGAACCTGATTCTTTACTGGTTGAATCAAGAGGGCTAACTAACTGAGTTTGACCTGTTACTTTTAGAGGGTTGTTAATTTTAACACTCTTATTAAATGTAGTTGGGCCATCAAAAGAAGATAGAATGTCTCCAGAGTCACCACCTTCAACAACTATTCTTTCTTTAACAGTTACTTCATCAAATACAGCACTTAATCTTGCAGGTGTTTCACCAGTTACAGTTGGAATTGGAGTATCAAATGTTGTCTCCTCACCAGTAGCAGATGATTTCTTCTGGTTTCCAATATAGAAGTCACCTTTATTGTTCATACCAGTATAAACAACAACACCACCAGATTTTTCTTGTGACTGAACTAAGAATTCTTCTTTCTCAGTAAGAGTTCTGTCTTGAACCTGTGGAAGTGCGGTTGAGTAGTTTCCTGGCCCGTAACCAAGATATTCAAATGTATGACCAGATGCTCTAAGAATAGATGGTCTTCTAAATTCAACAGGTATTGGTTTAATCTTCTTAATTACAGAACCAGCAGTATGTGTTTGAATACCTGTTGCAAATACACCTCTAATAACTTGAAGTTGATCACTTCCAACAATAGTCTTGGAAGCAACTCTCATTATCTCACTATTAATTTGAATGTAAGAACCGTATGGGAATCTACTAATTATATTATCAACACCTGTTACTGCAACTGTAGTGATACCACTTGATGGAATTGAGTTAATAGTAGTCGCACTTTCACTATCTAAGATAGGTACTGCACGTGCACTTAAGTTCTCATTAGACTTATCTGAAAGTTTTTCGTTAGATGAAAGACCATACTTATATGCAAATACAGGAGTTCCTACAGAACTTCCAGTCACTGCATTGAATGTAGTAACACCTACAGCAGAGTTAACAACATATGAACCTAAATTATGTTCATTTGTATCAACTATTGTGAAACTATTACCTGCAGCCAAACCATGACTGTTTACACAATTGAATGTTGTTATTCCAGTTGTAACATCAAAACTACTACTATCAATTTCTACTGCTCTACCAGTATTGAATACATACTGACCTGCCTGTAACTCAGGGCCACCAACTGTCTTAGCAATAGAAATCTGAGTATCGTTAGGAACACTAGTTATTCTAAAATACTGATCTTGAGTTACACCAATACCAGTAAACTGTGCTACGTTATTAATAGCAGATGTAATACCTGCACTTGTAATTGTATATCTAGCAGTTCCATCACCACCGATAAATGTTGGATCGAAATATAAATCACCAGCAGCATATCCAGCACCTTTTGCTTGAATATCTACACTGGTAATTTGACTAGAAGCAATACTTACTCTAGCAGTAGCACCCCTCCAAGGGCCACTTATTGAAGAATTTAATAATTTTATGTTGAAATATTCACCATCAGCATAACTATTACCCTGATTTGATACAGTTCCAGTTATAATACCAGCATATCCATGTCTTCTACTAAAGGTTAATGTTGGGTTTGCACCAGTTGGAGCATTTGATATAGTAATACCTACACCCAAAGCTTTAATAAAGGAGTCTGTACTTTCTCTGGTTAAACTCTTTTTAAGGTCATTAGTAGAAACATCACCAATAGGAGATCTTAAAGCATAAGATTTTGCTGCCTGAGGGTTATCATTTGGATTATCTCTATCTAACTGTGGATATAAGTCAGATACGTTTTGACTGTATCTATAGTCAAGAAACTCAGTATCAATTGTATGGTCTGATGATAATGCATAGATGTGATATACTCCATCTTGCTTATCTTGAACATAATTTGAAATCTTTAGAGCTCTGTAGATGTAAAGGTTTGTCTGTAAATTATTCTTTTCAAATCTAGGTAATGTTAGATTCCTTTGTGATGTATCGTTTGTAGACTTAAGACCATGTACAGTGGTAGGTTGATATGCAAATTCCATGGAATTATGCACAGTCAATACTTTATATGTTCCATTATATCCTGTATTGGCAACACCAGTGGTATTAACACTATCAGATACGTTTTTAACAATAACAGTATCACCAACAGTTAAATTATGAGGTAACTCTGATCTAATAGAGCATATACCAGTTGTAGATGAAGAATTACATGTAGCAATAAATCTTGGATTCTTATCAAATTCATAATCACTCGTTGTTAGAGTATTATTAAAGGTAAAGTCTGCGTCAGATCTAGCACCTGTACTACTTGATTCCTGTATTACGAATCCATTTTCTGGGTTCTTAGCATTTTGTAGTTCCTTAGGTATTACAACCCTTATCTTATAAACTTTTTCATCTAAACTTCTTGTATCATCAATTCTCTTGATAAAAGTAGCCGTAGTAACATCTTCTGGTATTAATCCAGTAGTATTTAAAGCTTGATATATTCCACCAGAACCACTACTATTATTAGTATTAACGTACCACTGACCTTCACCAGCATCAAATTGAACGGGGTGACCTAAATCTCCAGAAAGTTTATCAGATACTCTTGAGAATATTCTAAGATTAGTACCACCAGCTATATCAATTGCCTTTCCAGCAATAGCATCTGTCTCGGATGCTGCTAATTTAATATCATTATTACCAGCTCTAATAGCAAAATAGAGTTCAGTATTTGTTATGTTCTCTGGTAAATCACCATCATCACTGGTAATAACAACTTTTTCACCAGTATCTAATGTATTACTTCCAATAGTAAAACTATCAAGTAATTCATCAACACTGGTTACTCTATATTCTTTTACAGAACTGCTACCATCAGGCATTAAAATTTGTGCAGATCTTTCTATACCTCCTGCAAATAGAAATAAAGTATCTCCTACCTTCGCACCTACTTTAAAACCTTGAGTATTAACAGGTGGTAAAATATCAGCACTTGTATATCCATCTAGGAATAACTTAGCATTATCACCAACAGCAAGTGTTTTGGCTTTATCAATAGCTAACCAGTCAAGATCCTTACTGGTTGTTTCTATTTTTCTTGGTGGAATGATAGAAGTAATAAATGCTTTATTATCTTTCTGGAATGCATCTTTCTTGAATCCATCAGAAACAAGAGATAATTGTCCAAAGTTTGAGTTTGAGTTTGTAATTGATTGGTCAGCACCACTTTCTGTGAGGAAATGATTTGCAAATCCAATAGCGAAAACAGAAACAACCTGAGCAACAGCATCATTAGTAAGTTTAATATGAGCAGTTTCCCATCCCTTTCTATAAATTGCAGAAGAATCTAAGTGATATGCTTCCCCTGTTGCGGTTGCAGATGATTCAGCTGCCAGTGCGGCTCCATCAACTACCGATGCTAATGAAATACCATCATAAGTTCTTGCAACTGGATTATATTTTACAAATGCTCTATCATCTTTCTGTAGTGATATTCCCGTAAACTGAGCAACAACTATAGATTTGAATCCTGTAGCCTTTGAACCATCAATGTTCATACCGTTCATACCATAGACTGAACGCATTGATAGGTTAAACACATATGGTGATGCACCTAGTACAGTATCAGTTTCAACTGTTACCGTTGCTGCTGAAGTATTACCTGGAATCAGAGTAAGTGGTGGATTCGGTAATGTATATGTAAATACCGTATCATCACTATTACTTACACTGGTAACTGTAGCAGATATATTATAGTTTGTTGGAGTAACACCCCTTACTTTAATTGGTGTACCTACATTATATCCATGAGCTCTAGAGGTTTTTGCAGTAACTACGTTAGTTACACCTGCTTCGTCTCCAGCTCTAATACTTGTTAATGTAATAGGATCAGCAGCAAAAGCACCAACAATTTCAAATTCTGGTCTTCGTGGCCAGAAAGCAAGAGGATCTGCTGGATATTTCTGAGTACTTTCAATTTCTCTTCCAGAACCTACATTATATGCATTACCTATCTTAGCGTAATACATATCAAGGTCTGTAATATCATATGTGGTATTACCAAGAGTTACATAATTAATACCATCAGCATATTCAAAACATGATAATTTATGGTGTGAGAATATTGGACTTGCTGTTTTTGCAAAGTTAGCTGGGTCTGTATATACTAATCCTAAATCATCTCCATCAAATAAACTGAACTGCCAGAAATAACAAGTACCAGTCATTCTGAAGATTGCTGAAGGAGCTACATTTGGATCAGTTGGATTTGGAACATACTTAGGTCTTATCCTAGTTTTTCTAAGATCCATACCAACAATAGATGTTCCTCTAGGTAGAATAAGACCACCGTAAACACTATTAAATTTGTAGAGTATATTATCTGCTTGTGTTAAATCAAAATTACTTGTTAGGTTTAAATCTAAAGTTGTTAATGCATTAGATACTGTTCCACCACCAGCTGGTTGAACCTTAGCAACACCATTTTCATTAAAAATTCTATAACCTGGCCTGTTATCAATAATATGCTCACCAGGATATAATACTATAGTGGTTTTAGCTATCTCATCATTACTTCTTCCTTTGACATAAGAAAATCTAGCCGCTTCTAGCAGTGCTCTTTGAACGGTCTTAAAAGGTCTAGCAAGAGAATTACCTTCATTACTAATACTATCTGTTGAGTCCAAATCGCTTGGACTTACATAAAGAATACGGCCTTCAGTGTTCTTTATGAAATTATCTAATTTATTCAGAGGCATGAGTTTTCCTTATGACTACTTAAATTAATACTATAAGTTATTTAGTCACCCTAGAACTCCTCTTCTTCCACGAAATCGGGAGGAAGATCTTCTGGGTTTTCTAATTCTATTGGAAATACCATTGGATGCATTTCCTCGTGCATTAAATATGCATAATACTTGTACAATTCGTCAGTTGTGTATCGTCTCTCATAATCAGCAATAGTTGTAATCATTGGAAGATCTTCTTCTGTTCGATCTAAGTCTTCCAATTCATCAAAGGTAAAAGGAATACCATTAATGAGATACATCAAAACGATTCTTTCAATCGTACCTTCAAGTTCCTCACTGTACCAACAGTAAGTGGTTTCTATCACAAATGTATTTACCATTATTCATGGCCCGTCATTATGTGTAGTATGTATGCGAACTATTTCATCATCAATTAAACCTTCATCCTTTAATTTCTTATAGTTATAGCAACTTTCAAAATTAAGTTTAATTTTTGGTTCCTTTGTCTTTTTCATAAATGGCAAGATTCGCGTACTTTATTCTCTCAGGTTCTAATAAATCATTCACTACTTCCATCACATCTAAAAATTGTTCAGATGATTGGCAGATAATCTTTTTTTCATAACCATTATCAGAAATTATAAGAAAAGATCTACTACAAAGATCTATAATAGTCTCTCTTACTAATTCACCTTCCATCATAAACTCAGAACATATAGAGTATTATACCATATATATGCTGGTTTGTCTATCGTTGTGATAAAATTGTAAGATTACCAGTGTAATTACCACCATTTCCATTCTCTAGTTTTACTCTGCCCAACGGATACGTCAAATCATTATTATGACCCCTGCAAGATATTTCATAGAAATCAGCACCACCCCATCCAGAATAAGCAATACCAGCCTCAACGTGAGAATGATAGGTGTAATAATATGGAAGTATATCATTACCAGTTGTTACTTTGTTTATAATTA